ACATAGACATTTATGGCTATAAAGAAAAAAGAATTTTCATTAGATGCAATCAAAAATAAGTATTCTACGAAAACTAAATACAAAGATACGGAGTTCTATGAAGTCGACGAAGCTTTTCATAGTAGTTGCGGTTTACCTGGTCCTGCTTTGGGTAACATCAATATGTTCTTGGGGCACTCAAATTCTTCCAAAACGACAGCACTTGTTAAATCCGCTGTTTCGGCTCAGAAGAAGGGGCATCTACCCGTTTTCATTATTACTGAAAAGAAATGGTCATGGGACCACGCGGTAGAACTAGGTCTTAAAGCTGAACTTATCGAAGGAGAATGGGACGGACAATTTATCTTCAACGATAACTTTGATTACATTGAACAAGTTACCGACTATATTAACGAGTTATTGGACGAACAAGAAAAAGGTAACATTCCTTATTCTCTTTGTTTTCTTTGGGATTCTGTTGGTTCAGTTCCTTGTAAAATGACATTTGATGGTAAAGGTGGTAAACAACACAACGCATCTGTTTTAGCTGACAAGATTGGTATGGGTATTCAAGCTCGTATTACTAAATCTCGTAAGGAAGATTATCCATATACAAACACAATGGTAGTAGTAAATCAACCTTGGGTTGAATTACCTGATAATCCATTTGGACAACCAACAATTAAAGCAAAAGGTGGTGAAGCACTTTGGTTAGCATCTGCACTTGTTTTCTTATTTGGTAATCAAAAAAATGCTGGTATTAATCACATTACCGCAACTAAAAATGGTAGAACGGTATCTTACGCTATCCGAACAAAAATCTCTGTCCTAAAGAACCATATTAACGGATTAGGATATAAAGATGGTAAGATTATTGCAACACCACAAGGATATATTGTAGATACTAAAGAGGCTCTTGAGGAGTACAAAAAACAATACTCACAATATTGGAACGCAATTCTTTCAGGTACAGGGGAAATTACTCTTGATGAAAGTGAAGAAACTTTTGAAAACGAAAACGAACCATTTTAATTAACTTTTTGTGAAAAAAACACTCCTTGTTGATGGGAATAATTTGATGAAGATTGGATTTCATGGGGTGAAAGATTACTTTCACAACGGAGAACATATTGGTGCAATTTATCACTTCATCAACACACTAAGAAAATTTATTGAAGAACAAAACTTTGATAAAGTAGTGGTATTTTGGGACGGAGAGGACTCTACGAGTATTCGTGGAGTTCTTTACCCCAAATACAAACAAAACCGAAAATTAGTTATGGAGGACACAATCTTCATGTCCTACCTAAGACAAAAAAATCGTATCAAACAATATCTCGAAGAAATCTATGTGAGACAGATTGAAGTCTCAGGACGAGAAGCTGATGATTTAATTGCTTATTATTGTCAGGTATCTGAGAATGAAGATAAATTAATTTTTTCGTCAGATAGAGATTTAACACAACTGATTTCTGAAAAAGTATCTGTATATTCACCATCACTAAAAAGTACTTTTAAAAATGGAGATACTATTAAATTTGACGACTTTTCATTTCCCCACTATAATGTTAAAACATTAAAAATTATGACTGGTGATAAGAGTGATAATATTGAGGGAATTTACCTTTTGGGTGAAAAGACATTGGTTAAATTTTTTCCTGAGATACTTGAAAAACCAATTTCTTATACCGATATTTTAGAAAGAGCTGAGGAACTTTTGAAAGAACAAAAAGATAATCAGACACTAAAAAATTTACTAACAGGAAAAACAAAATCAGGTATTTTCGAAAACGAATATTATGTGGTCAACGAACAAATTGTTGACTTATCAAACCCACTCCTCAAAGACGAGGACAAAGAAGAAATTTCCCAAATTGTTAATGAAACATTAGAAACTGAAGGAAGAAGTTACAAAAACATTATTCGTTATATGGTTGAAGACGGATTGTTTAAGTACCTACCTAAGGGAGATGATTCGTGGACATATTTTTTAAAGCCATTTATGAAATTAACTAGAAAAGAAAAAAACAAAAAATAAAAAAAAACAATTATGAGAGAACAACAAGACATTACGAAACTGGAGTTTCTAATGACAGTGAACAACAATTTTATTGTTCAAAGATTTTTTAACGTAAAGGGGTATAACCCAAATTCGTACCGTTCTGCGGATTTGATTGACTTGGTTGATAATTTTGTCAATGAATTAAAGTACAATTTCAAAATGAAATCAGTAAGTTACATGCTTGACAATCAGTATCAAATCACAGAAGACCCTGAGGTTTTAAATACATCATTCACAGATGGACCCGAAGTGTTTAATGTGTATATTAAAAACGGAGATAAAGTATTATATCATCAGGTATTTGACGCTAAACCGTACCCACCTAAAGTTAGATATACGGTTGATGTTAGACCTTACTTAAAAGGTGTTTTAAATGATTTGACAGAAGTTTTGTCAAGTAAAAATTTAACACACGAATATATGGGTTACTCTTTAGTTTAAAGATATTTAATAAAAAAAGGAATTATGGCGGACAAAAATTTTGAATACTTAGGAAATCAATTTCAATTACAACTTCTGAATCAACTTATTGTTGATAAGGATTTCGCCCATTCCATCGTTGGAGTTTTAGAACCATCTTACTTCGAAAACAAATACTTTAAACTTATTGTTCAAATGGTGAAAGAGTATTATCAAAAATTTGAGCATTCGCCAAGTTTTGATACTCTTAATCAAGTTGCTAAGAGTGAAATTGCTCAGGAGTTATTGTTAAAAATAACTCTTGACACAATTTCTGATATAAAAAATATTGATGAAAGTGGGGTACAATTTGTTCAAGAAAAGGCTTTAAAATTCTGTAAACAACAAGAGTTACAGAAAGTGATGGAAAAGGCTAAAAAAATTATAGACCACGGTGAGTTTGAAAATTATGACACATTAGAAGAAATGGTTCGTGAGGCATTACAAGTTGGTAATGTTGATAAAGGAACTGGTGATGTGTTTGAAAACTTAGAAGAGGTGTTAGCAGATGATTACAGACACCCAATCCCTATGGGAATACCTGGAATTGATAATTTATTAAAGGGTGGTTTGGCCAAAGGTGAAATTGGTGTTATATTAGCACCCACAGGTGTTGGTAAATCAACTTTAACTACAAAGATTGCAAATAATGCATTTAATTTAGGTTTTAATGTGTTACAAGTATTTTTTGAGGATAACCCAAAAATTATCCAAAGAAAACATTTTACTTGTTGGACGGGTATTGCTCCTGATGACCTTAGTGTACATAAAGACGTGGTATTAAAAAAGGTTGCGGAAATTGAGGAGAAGATGTCTAATAAGTTGATACTTAAAAAACTACAGTCTGATACATTTACTATGAGTCAGATTAAGAATCAGATTCGTAAGATGATTGCGGATGGGACACATATTGATATGATTATTTTGGATTATATTGATTGCGTGACACCTGAGAAGGCTTTAGAAGACGAATGGAAAAGTGAAGGTTCGGTAATGAGAGCATTTGAGGCTATGTGTCACGAATTGAATATTGTTGGATGGACGGCAACACAAGGTAATAGAAGTTCGATATCGTCAGATGTTGTAACTACAGACCAAATGGGAGGGTCAATCAAAAAGGCACAAGTTGGACACGTAATCATTACTGTGGCGAAGTCACTACAACAAAAAGAGTTAAATCTTGCAACAATCGCGATTACAAAATCTCGTGTCGGTAAAGATGGGGTAGTATTTGAAAACTGTAAGTTTAACAACGAAATGTTGGATATTGATACAGAAAGTTCTGTAACATTCTTGGGACTTGAAGAACAAAAAGAAGAACAAAAAAGAAACAGAATTAAAGAGATTATGGAGAAAAGAAAACAACAACAAGTATAATTATTAAAATAGAAACAAATTAAAAATATGGAAAAAATATTAAAAGAGAACTTAAACAGATTTGTGATATTCCCAATCCAATACAATGATATATGGGAATATTATAAAATGCACCAAGCCGCGTTTTGGACTGCGGAGGAAGTTGATTTAAGTGGTGATATTAGAGATTGGGAAAATCTTTCAGAAAACGAACAATATTTTATTAAAAATATTCTTTCATTTTTTGCAGCATCCGACGGTATCGTTAACGAAAATTTGGCTGAAAATTTTTATAGAGAAGTTCAGTATCCTGAGGCTAAATTTTTCTACGGAATGCAACTTGCAATGGAAAACATTCACTCGTTAATGTACTCATTATTGATTGATACTTATATCTCAAATGAGGAGGAAAAAAACAAATGTTTTACAGCTTTGGATAACCTACCTGCAGTTCAAAAGAAAGCTAAATGGGCTTTGGATTGGATTGAAAATGCATCTTTCCAAGAAAGGTTGGTGGCATTTGCCGCGGTTGAGGGTATTTTCTTTTCAGGTTCGTTTTGTTCAATTTTTTGGTTAAAGTCTCGTGGAATTATGCAAGGATTGTGTAATGCTAATTCTTTAATTTTTAAAGATGAAAATTTACATTGTGATTTTGCAATTCATTTATTGAATAATCACGTAGAAGAAAAACCAAGTGAAAAAAGAATTAAAGAGATTTTATTGTCGGCTCTTGAAATTGAAAAAGAATTTATCACAGAATCATTACCAGTTTCACTTATTGGTATGAATTCAAATCTTATGAAACAATACCTTGAGTTTGTTGTTGATGGATTATTAGTTAAGTTTGGTTGTAAAAAACAATTTAATGTTGAACAACCATTTAAATTTATGGAACAAATTGCGGTTGAAACAAAAGGTAACTTCTTTGAATCACGTACAGTTGAATATCAAAAAGCTAAGTTAAATGAGACTCTCTCCTTTACTGATGACTTTTAATTTACTATCTTTTTAAACTATGATGTCACTTAGAATTAAAAAACGTAGTGGGGACGACGCGTCGTTTAACCCACAGAAAATTTATCAAAGAATTAAACGAGCTTCAAAAGGTTTAAATGTAAATTCTGATGAAATATTTATTAAGGTAATTACCTCAGTACCGACTGAAGGGGTAATTACTACCAAAGATTTAGATAAGTTAATTTATGAAATTGCGGCGGCCTTTACAGGTAGTCATCACGACTATTCTCGTTTGGCATCATCAGTTGCTATTTCATCTTACCATAAAGAAACAGACCCAAGTTTTTCAAATACGATGCATACCCTACACGTTGATGGTGTTGTAAGTAATGAATTAATGGAGATTGTTGAATCTTATGGTCCTAGTAAAATTGATGAGATAATCAATCACGACAATGATTACAATTTTGATTATTTTGCTTGGAGGTCACTTGCTGAAATGTATTTGTTAAAACTACCAAATGGAAAAGTGGTTGAAAGACCACAACATATGTACATGAGAGTTGCTCTTTGGGTAACAAACACATTTGAAGAAGCCATGGAGTATTACCAATCATTGTCAACCCAAAGAATATCTCCGGCAACCCCGATTATGATTAATGCGGGAACAAAGGTTCCACAATTGGCGTCTTGTGTTCTTCATTACAATGATTCAGACTCTCGTGAAGGTTTGTTAAATACTATGAGAGACATCTCAACCTATTCATCAGACGCTGCAGGTATCGGACTATCAATGTCTAACATTCGTAGTAAGGAGAGTCGTATTACATCTTCAGGTGGATATGCTGGTGGATTGTTGAAGTATTTGAAGATTGTTAATGAGTCACTTCGTTTCTTTAATCAACAAGGACGTAGACCTGGTTCTGCGGCAATTTACTTGGAACCTTGGCATAAAGATGTTTTTGACTTATTGGAAATTAAAAAGAATACAGGTGCCGAGGAATTGAGAGCTCGTGATTTGTTCACGGCACTTTGGATTCCTGACAACTTTATGAATGCAGTTAAGAACAACGACAATTGGTATTTGTTCTGTCCTAACGATATTATTAAAGCAGGTATTAAACCATTACAAGAATCTTATGGTGATGAATACGAAACTAACTACAACAAAGCAGTTGAGTTAGGTCTTGGTAAGAAAATTAAGGCTCAAGAAATTTGGAATAAGATTATTGAATCTCAAATTGAAACAGGTGTACCATATCTTTGTTCTAAAGACAATGCTAACAAAAAGACAAATCATCAGAACATTGGTGTAATCAAACAATCAAATCTTTGTAACGAGATTTACCAATACACTGACGAGAAAACAACTGCAATCTGTACTCTTTCATCTATGGTTTTAAAGAACTATGTAAAAGATGGTGAGTTTGATTTTAAAGGGTTGTATGAAGAAACTCGTAAAGTTGTAAGAGCGTTAAACAAAGTTGTTAACATCAACAATTACTCAACTGAAAAAGGTCGTAAGGGTGGATTGGAACAAAGAGCAATTGCTATCGGAACGCAAGGACTTGCTGACGTATTCTATTTGATGGATTACATCTTTACATCTGAAGAGGCTCGTAAATTAAATAAAGAGATTTTTGAAACAATCTATTTCGCAGCAATCACTGAAAGTAACAGATTGTGTATAGATGGTAAGTATGAACCATACACTCACTTTGAAGGGTCACCAATGTCACAAGGGGTATTCCAATTTGATATGTGGGGATTGAAAGAAGATGAGTTATCAGGAAGATGGCCTTGGGGGACACTAAAAGAAAATGTTAGTAAATACGGAGTTTGTAACTCATTATTCACGGCTCAAATGCCTGTGGCGTCTTCTGCTAAAATTACAGGGTCATATGAAATGACAGAACCTGCTCATTCGGCAATCTTCAACAGACGTGTGGTTGGTGGAGAAATTATGATTGTTAACAAGTATTTGATTAGTGATTTTGAAAAGATTGGAATTTGGTCTGAAGATTTGAAGAATGAAATTATTATGAACGAAGGGTCAATTCAAGGAATTAACTTCTTGAATTATTTGGACCCTGAAGATAAAAGATATAACTTTAAAGTTAAGAGAATTGAAAGACTGATTGAAAAGTATAAAACAATTTGGGAAATTTCACAAAAGGCATTGATTGAAATGGCGGCTGACAGAGCTCCGTTTATTGACCAATCACAATCAATGAACATTTATATGGGTAACCCAACATTATCAAAGATTTCATCATCACATTTCTATGGGTGGGAAAAGGGATTAAAAACACTTTGTTATTACGTTAGAACAAAAGCAATCTCAACAGGAGCAAAACACTTGGCGGTTGATATATCAAAAATCAACAAACCAAATCCAACACCCGAACCACCAAAGGTAGACTACAGTTATATGAATTTACCTCCAAAACCTGAGAATAGTGATTTTGATTGTTTTGGTTGTTCATCTTAA